TGCAACGACCTGAACTTCGGAGAAATGGAAGACGATATCTGTTTCGCTCTGGACAAACTCGCCAAAGAGAACGGTGAGCCTGAAATCAACTGGGAGGAAGAAGATGATTAAGCATAAAGAAAAATCTATGGGAGAAATAAAGCTGGATACGGTGTGCAGCGTCATACTGCATGACATCGAAGATAATTTCGGAAAGAACATGCTGTCGCCAAGGGTAAAGCATTGCATCAATGATGGAATACTCTCGATAAAGATTCACTTCAAGAGAAGGGACCTTGACGAAGCAATGCTAAGGACGATGCTCGACTACGTTACCGCTGACGTTAAGGTAAGAAAGCTCATCCCTTACGGTTTCCGTGTCAAGGTCTACCATGTCAATGAGACGAAGTTCACCACTGACATCAGGATAGACATGAAACGAGCGTTGAAACAGCGGTAAAAAACCCTACTATCAATGAAAACAGGAGAGTTAATATGAAAGCACCTTTAAGCAAGCTGCTAGAAGAAATCGACCGCCGTGCCTTCAAGAAGGACATAACACGGTTCGAAACGGAAGAAAAGGACATCGGAAAAATCAAGGACATAATCATGTGCGCCATCATGAGTTTCTCAAAGGGTAGAATCCCCAAGACGAAACTGCTCTGCATCAATGTCCTCTTCGACTACGGAAACGACGATGGCGACCAGTTCTATGTCTTCGTTGATGCCAACACCCTATACATGGAACCCTATGATTTCGTCGAGGAGGTCGCAAAGCCCCAATCAGCAAAGCTCGCAAAGGCAATCGAGAAGAAGACCGACATCGAGAACATGCGTTCCTACAAGGACGCACAGAAGCTAATCATCAGCGTGTTCCAGTACAAGGAGGAAGTGTAATGCCCACGAAGCAAAAGCCAAAAGAAATTAAGTTGGAAACCGTAACAGCTAAACTAAAGGATATGGGGGATTCGGCAAAAGCCAGGGAATACATCTCGAAAGAATATCCCTATCTCACGCAGGATTCCGTTACTGGACTCCTTATGGCCATCCTAATTGAAATCGTAAAGGGGAGGATTAAATGATGAACGAGAATGAAGAACTTGAAGAGCAGCCTAAGGAAGAAGAGCAGCCTAAACGTCCTCCCCGTCGTGGCTCCTTCACCAAGGAAAACGCAGCCATGATGGCTAGAAGGGCCCAGGTTTCACGCAGGAACAGGAAACAGTACCGTGACGCAATGTTCAGGACCCTCGTCGAAAAGATGGACCTTGGCGAGGAACTCGTAAAGGCTATCCAAAGAGGAGATGAAACCCTCGTTACTGTCCTCGAAAAGGCTGTCAAGATGGTCGGACTCCATTTCGACCAGTCAGACGAATACAAGCAGAACATCAGCATGAAGACGGATTCCGAAGTCAAGCTAAAAGGCGACGGTTCCATCAAGTTCATCATCGAGGAAGCAAAACCAGAGGCATAACCCTTGGCAGAATTCCATGTACAGATGCTCCCCGTGCAAAGGGAGTTCTTCAACAGCAACGAAAGGTTCGTGGCTCTCATCTCTTCCCGTTCGTGCGGAAAGAGCTGGATAGCGATATTCAGTGCTTTGACAGACCTCCTGATGGGCCGAAACGTGTTGTATATGGCACAAACCGATGGCGCCTTCTACAAGGGTGCATGGCTCCATCTTCAGAACTTCCTCATGGAGTTCAACCTTCTCGACAGATGGTCATACAACAGCACGTACAAGACGGGAACTCTTGACCTTGGCAACAATGTCAAGAGCCATTTTTATTATGGTTCGTACGAAAACGTTTCGGCTGCCCGTGGTGCTACCGAATGTTCAACCCTCTATCTTGATGAGGTCTGTCTTTCAAACCCATCCATCCTTGCAGTAACGGCACCATGTCTTCGTGGTAAGGATAACTACGGTCATGTCATCGTTCCACGCATAAGGGCGGTTGGAACCCCAGATATGAGTTCCCTGTGGCAGCTCATGCTGGTAGAACACGAGAAGTACGGGATAAAGCTACTCCGCTCAAAGATGACCGACAACGTGTTCATGACCGATGAACAGCGTGAACTCATGTCATCTGCCATCTTCGACGAGAAGTTGAGGAGACAGGAAATCGACGGTGAAATCATCCTCGGTGAATCAGCAACCTCGCTTATAACATTGAAGGACTTACCGTTGGAAGCACCTTACTATTCCGACGACAGGGTGTACGGTGGCCTCGACATGGCCCATACAGGTCTAAGGGATGGACACTGCTTTGCCGCAATCAAGGGAAACCGCCTGATAGCGTTCCATGAATTCGGAATGGCTTCAACCCTCGAAGTGTGCGAATGGATTAGACGCTTCAACAAGGCTCACAAACTTAATTCGATTAGCATGGACCTTGCTTGGTCAGAAGCCGTTTATGAAAACCTGCGGTATGAAATCCCCTGTACACAGGTAGCGTTTGCCGAGAAGGCGCCTACCGAGGAAGCACAGCGTGAATATGCCAACATAAGGGCATTCGGCTACTTCAAGCTGACCAAGATGCACAAGGATGGCCTCTGCGTTGACCTAGAATCGGAATGGATTGACCCAGGCATAGTAGCGGAGTACAAGAGAGAAATAACGAACATCCACTTCATCATGGACAAGCAGGGAAGACTCCTGATAGAACCAAAGGATGATATACGTGTTAGACTTGGCCGTTCCCCAGACCCTGCCGACGCACTCATGCTCGCAGCCCTCGAACGGAGCGAACAGGACAAGCCGCAGATTCAGGTGGGCAAACAGGAAAGGGACCAGAGGCAGCTGAGAAGATATGCCTCGATGATGGGGGGATAATGAAGTTCAGTTGCGACAAGTGTGGACTGTGTTGCCGTCATGTTGGGGACTTCGCATACATGAAGGATTACGACCGTGGTGACGGAACATGCAAGCATCTCACTGATGAAAACCTCTGTGCCATCTACGAGAACAGACCGCCGATATGCAACACCGAGATGCTGTACGAAAGGTTCTTCTCACGGTTCATGACCCGTGATGAATACGACCAGTTCAACATCGAATCGTGCAAACGGATAAAATCATCGCATGAAAACCGCTGTGACAACGCTAATGATATAAACTGATAGTGTAGTTACCGAATGGAGACTTATGGAACTATCAATATTACGCAACCAGGAATATGCAACAGCGTTAAAAGAAGCGCTGACCATGCGACGTAACGGAACAATAGACAGGGCGACAGATGACCAGCTTGGCCTCTTCGCCTACAACATCGCACAATGGGCTATGGCAAGTTCAGTTCAAAAGGGAAAACTCTGGCGTTCATTTTCGCAGGACCCAGATTTCCAATCGGATGTAATCATGGGTGTGGTCTCTTATTTGGACAAGGTAGACCTAACGAGAAACCCAAAAGAAATCCTTGTCTATCTCTATCGTGTAGCCCTCAGCACAATCAGGGACCTTATCGACAAGGCCAACGCAGCTAAGCGGCAACACGAGGAAGTCGATGTCCCAGAAGTCATCCTTACCTCGGACTTCTACGGAAGACAGACGGGCTTCGCCTACAACAACGACCAACCTATTCTTAACTAAAAACAGGAGAGCAAACATGAGCTATCTCGATAAGGTAACGGAAGAAATCACTGGCAAATCTGGCAGCCAGGAACAGCCAGTCGAAACAAAGGTTGAAACACCAGTCGAAACCAAGGAAGAACCGAAGGTCGAACCACCGACGGAAACCAAGGAAGAACCCCAGAAGGAAACTAAGGTCGAACCCCCTGTTGAAACTCCCAAGGTCGAAACGAAGGTCGAAACCCCTGTTGAAACCAAGGTTGAAACAAAGAAGGATGAAACCAAGGACGAACCCAAGAAGGAAAAGCCAGACCTTTCCAAGCTGACCAAGGAAGAAAAGGCAGAACATGCCTTCAAGCGCCAGCTCGAAAAGCAGAAGGCAAAGTACGAGACCCAAATCCAGCAGATGCATGAAAGCTTCCAGAAGCAGTTCGACGAGTTCAGGAGCGAGTTCAAGAAGTCCCAGCCGAAGGAAGAACCGAAGACCCGTGCTGACTTCGAGACCGACGACGAATACATCAAATATTTGGTAAAGACCCAGAACGATGCAGACCGTGCCGAAGCAGAGGAGAAGAGGGCCAAGGAAGAAAAGGAGAAGCGTGAATTTGACGAGCAGCAAAGGGCAGTCTCCGAATCGTTCCAGCAGAACTGCCGAGCGGCATTCGAGGACGACCAGACATACGCAGCGTTCGCAACCAAGGTCAACAAGGGAATCCAGAACGGTCTTGGCGAAATCCTCGACAATGCACCAGCAATCAGGGACTATGTGTTCAGCAACCCGAACGGACCGATTGTCCTCAACGAGATGCTTTCGAACAAGGAATCGTTCATCAGGGTTATGAGCAATGCTGGCAACCCGATGTCTGCAATAATCGAAATGCACGACCTAGCACGTGAGATTGCAAACCGTTCAAAACAGCCTGACCCGACCCCTGCTCCTCAGCCAGAGCAGCCGAAGCAGATGCCTCACCTTGGAAAGCCAGGGACTGTATCGGGAGGTGCAAGAACGAGCGTTTTTGACTCCGACCGAGACCTCATCAAGTTCATTCGAGCAAGGTAAAAACAGCGGGTTTTAAACCCGCTTTTCTTTTTCCCTACTATCAACCACAGAAAGAAGAAGAGTGTAGCTAACTGTTTTTCTTCCGCCAACCGTAGGCTATACGGATTCTGCGATTTTGACATCCATGGACGCACATGGGCTTAACAACAACCGATAGAGACGAACGTCCCTGTCAAAACTTTTTGTCACGCAGGATTCAACTACGCAAGAGCGTGACGGAGGAAAATATGTCTTTTTACAATCAAGTTCAGGGTGGCACTAACGAACTCACCCACAACAAGAAAGTGAAGCTCGTTGCAGCTGCTGTGGCTGATGAGCTCAATTATGTCAAGGCTTCTGTTTCCAAGATGCCTCAATCCGAATTCAAGGGCAAGAAATACGGCAAGGAATATTCCGTTTATCTGCCTGATGTCGGCACCGTTCACGAAGGCTTGACCGCTTCTCCCGATGATATCGTGGAAGTGGAAGCCAACATCAAGCTTCAGAACTTCAACACTTCCTGCACCCTCGACGCATGGAACGACATTGCAGATATCGAGGACTTCAAGAAGGAAGTGGCAATTCCGAAGGGCCAGAAGCTCGCTCGTACGGTTGCAAAGGAAGTCATCAAGGACAACGTGTTCAAGAACATGCAGGCCGTGGTTGGTACCGCTTCTTTCGGCACCCTCTCTGACGCTGCTGCTGCCTTGAACGAACTCGCCGTTTCTGGTGAAGTTGTGTCGTTCATGCACCCTACGGTAATGGGAAAAATCAGTGCTGGCGGTTTGGCTAATTTCATTAGCGGACAGGAAGCCAAGGATATCTACGGACGCAACTACCTCGGACAGTACGCAGGTGCTGAACAGGTTCAGGAACCGTTGCTCCCGACCGTTACGACTCCTGCTTCTTGCAGCGCTTCCATCGCTCTCGAAATGACCGAAGATTCCGACGGTTTCGAAGCTGTCGAGGAAATCTCTGGTACCAACCTGAAGGCGGGCCTCGTGTTCACAACGGGTGGCGACCTCAAGATTGTGGACCAGTCTGGCATCGAGACTGAACAGGATGTTGCAATCGTTGTTCTCTCTGTCAACGAAGCTGGTACGAAGGGCAGAATCAGCCCGCTCCGTATCACCGTCGAAGGCAAGGGCAAGGGCAACCCGAACGCATGGGTCAAGGCAGGCACGACTTCCATCAGCCTCACCGCTGCCCTCGAAGCCAACACCACGTACTGGGTAGGTCAGGTAAGAACCAAGGACTGTATGGCGTACGATAGCTACCGCTTCGAAAACCTTCCTGGTTCTGAAAACGAAGACGTTTCTACCGTCGGCGGCGTGACCGTGAAGATGAGCACGTACGGCGACGGCACGAACCTCACGAAGCTCGTTCGTCTTGACTGCCCGTTCGCATCGGGTATTTGGGACGCCCGTTCTGCCGTGGGTATCTACGTGAAGAAGGTCTAATCGGCTTTTCGATAAGATAGTCCAAACATACAATACTCTCCAATGAGGGAGCTAGGGTAACCTGGCTCCCTTTTTTGCGACCCTACTTTCCATCTCAGAAAGAAGAGGTAAACAATGATTGCCGTAAACGAACTAATCCAAAAGGCCTACGAGGCCCTCAACATGACTGGTCTGGGCGAAGCCACTGACGGTACCATGGCAAAGTCTGCATGCGGTGAACTGAACGAGCTTATATCACAGTTGAACTCAGAGGGTTACATCTCCCACATGCAGAAGTTCCTCGACGTATCGACTGCTAAGGTTCTCACGTTCCGCAAGCTCAAACAGGGAGAAGCACCGCAGCCACACACCATCGACATGGAACCCCCTGAGAAAATCGAGGGTGTCGCACGCAAGATGGGAAACCGTTATCTCCCGTTGAACCCTAAGGATTCCATCCAGTTGTTCATGAAGAACCAGAACACGATTCCTACATCTTGGAACTACGGAAGGGACTTCGAGGAGTTGCCAACAGAGTTTGCAACCTTGGACGAAACCCACCGTGAAATCGGTGTTCTTACCCTCGATGGAAACAGCACGACCCCACTAAGGATTTGGTACAACTCGAAGATGCCGAAGTACAATCTCGACAGCAAGATTTACCTTTCCGACCTTTACAACAACATGCTGTTTGAGGGCCTAAAATTCCGCCTTGCAAAGTTCCATGACCTTGCCGATTCAAAGAAGGCCGAATGCGAGACTGACTTCAAGACCGCATGCAACCTAATCAAGCGCAACAACATCACGCAGAGAATGCTCCAGTCTGGTGCAACCCTGTGCGGTTCCTACGAAGATGCATACGTAAACGGATTCTGCCCAAGCCAGTGGGGGTAATCAATGTCTCAAACATCCGTTACCAACTATTTGATTGAACCAGCTACCAACCGTGGCAAGCACCCAGCTACCATGGGAAGTTCCTGGTCATGCAACATGTTCCGTGAAATCAACGCAGCGAACAACTACCTCACTTCCCTGCCTGGACTGAAACTGATAAAGCGTGTCCATACCAGCGCAAGGTGCAGGGGAGCATACGTGTCCTCTGTCGGCCTCGCAGTACAGAACCAGCAGGAAAACGCATTCGTCTGTTTCGGAAACAAGATTTACAGAATCGACATCGCTGGAAACTCCACGATGATAGGCCAGGTCGCATCTGGTGCGTCCCGTGTCATCTTTGCTGAGACTGGCGGTTTGAGACCGATGCTGCTAATAGCCGACGGTTTCAACCTCTGGGTTTATGACCTGCTCGAAGGCGGGAATCTCCAACAGGTTACACTCCCTCAGCGTGTAACTGGCGACGGAGGCATGATTCGGCCCACCCACGTTTGTGTGGTCGGAGGGTCGGTGTGTATAACGGATTCGGGCTCTGGTTTCGTATACTACACCATCCCTTATCCTCTCAACAGCGAGAAGAGGGAAGTGTTCGACATCGTCAACGGAGAAGTCCAGTACGACCCCAACAACACCCTGAAAGTCCTCACCAAGCAGGTGGATGCACTCGATTACATGTTCCTTGACAACTACGGTGTACAGCAGTATTTCAACGCCGAAGTTTCGTCTGATAATTTGCAGGCGATTTGCGCTGTGGGCGCCTCGCTCTATCTTCTAGGTTCAAAGACGATTGAAATCTGGCAGAGGGGCTCAGGCGAGTACGAGACATGGATTAGACAGTCGTATACTGCCAATGCATCTAACGGTTTGCAGGCGCCATACTCGGTTGCCATCTGCGGTTCTAACCTCTACTATCTCGGCTCTGGTGAATCATACGCAAAGGGCATCATGATGGTTTCAGGCCAGCAGTACAAGAAGATTAGCCCAGACTGGCTAGACAAGAAACTGCTCGGCGAGACATCCGATACGGCTTTCGCATTCGCATACGCAGAGGGCGACCACAACTTCTATGTGCTCCAGCTTCAGAACTTGCAGGAGACTTGGGTATTCGACACGGAGACATCGGAGTGGCATCAGCGTTGCTCCCGTGTCCACGAATCGGGTGTTGAAACCCGTTGGCGTCCTTCCGCACTGATATGGTTCGGCGGAAAGTTCATCGCCTTCTGCAACGACGGTGCCATGTACGAGCATACCGACGATTACTGGTACGAGGATTACGTAGGAGGTTCGAGACTTCCGATGATTAGGCACAGGCAGGGTGCAGTCGTGGTTGACAACAACAGGCCGTTCATCTTCAACGAGCTTGGAATCGAATGTAACGTAGGTTGCTGGGCGGATTATTCTCTCCAGCCAGACCTGCTACTGGAAGTGAGCAAGGACGGAGGAAACACGTTCGGAAACGTCCGTTCCTGCAAGCTTGGAAGGACTGGTAACTACGACCACAGGGTAAGGTTCCACAGCCTAGGCTTGAACAGGCTATGTGTACTGAGGGTTACATACTCGCATCCTACCAGCCTGGAACTGACCACCTGTTCTCAACGTATCACCCCAACGAATGCGGTAATCTGATGAAAAGCGGAATGATTAACAGGACCAGCCCCTTTGTGGACGTGCTGGAAATGCTCACGGGTTCGTGGAACGAGTACGACTCTGGTTCATACCATATTGTTGTAACACCGTTCTTTACCGTGATTACGGCCACGCTTGACGCAGGTTCGACCGAGTTGCCGTTCAAAGTTACAAGACCCGTGGCGGGAACCCTGTCGCATGCCGACGGTTCAGTCGATGCCGTGATAGTGAAACCTGGCCAGACTGCAATCAACGTTTCCAAACCTGGGCTGTTCCAGCTGAATATGTTCGGGGATTCGGCCAGGGTTGCGGCCCTACTTTCAAAATAGAAAAAGCGAGGTTCAACAATGGACAAGAAAGAGACGCTCGAAAAATTGAAGATGCTCAATTCTCTCATGGAGGATTTCATCGACATGATGGC